TGAGTTTGCTCAAGATCTTAATGCTTACCATTCAATTGACGCTGAAGCAGAATTAACTTCAATCTTAAGTGAGTACATTTCAATGGAAATTGACTTAGAGATCTTAGACATGTTAATCAGAAACGCTGATACTACTTCTCACTGGAGTGCTAAAATCGCGCGTGAAGTAACTGATTTAGGTGCAAGAACAGACCTTTCATCAGGTGTATATTACACTAAAATGTCTTGGTTCCAAACTTTAGGTGTTAAATTACAGAAAGTTTCTAACTTAATTCACCAGAAAACTTTAAGAGGTGGTGCCAACTTTATGGTAGTTTCTCCAAAAGTTTCTACAATCTTAGAATCAATCCCAGGATTCGCAGCTGATTCAGCAGGTGATGCTGACAAGTATGCAATGGGTGTTCAGAAAGTAGGTGCAATTAATTCTAGATACACAGTTTATAAAAACCCTTACATGTTAGAAAATACTATCTTGATGGGTTATAAAGGATCTCAATTCCTTGAAACTGGTGCTGTATTTGCTCCATACATTCCATTAATCATGACTCCATTAGTATACGATCCAGTATCATTTACGCCTAAAAAAGGTATTATGACTAGATATGCTAAGAAAATGGTAAGACCTGATTTCTATGGTAAAGTAATTTGTCACGATTTAAACGAGCTGTAAGCAGTTAGTTTAATCATATATTAAAAGAGAGCCGCTTTAGCGGCTCTTTTTTTTTTATATGTATAATAAAACGTTATATAAATGGCTAAACAAAATATGGCTAAAAAGCCACCAAAAGGTTCTGTAAGATTCTCATTATCTCTTTCAGAAGAACAAAAAGCAGCAAAACAAGCAATCTTACACCATCCTTACAATTTTATTGTTGGTAAAGCAGGTAGTGGTAAAACATTGTTAGCTTGTCAAGTCGCATTAGATATGTTTTTCAAAAAACAGATAAATAAAATCATTATAACAAGACCTACAGTGTCAACTGAAGATAATGGATTTTTACCTGGTTCAGAAAAAGAAAAAATGGAACCATGGATAGTACCTATCAAATCTAACATGCGTAAGATTTACAATAAACCTCTTATTTTAGAAAAAATGGAAAAAAATGAAGACATTGAATTAGTTTCTTTGGCACATTTTAGAGGTAGAACATTTGAAAATGCAGTTGTAATAGTTGATGAATTTCAAAATTTAACTCGTTCACAATTTAGAATGGCATTAGGTAGATTAGGAAAAGGATCAACATTAATATTTTGTGGAGACAACCAACAAATTGACTTAAAAGATAAAAATTATTCGGCAATTCATGATGTTCCCAAAATTGCAAGCTCTCAATATGTTTACAAACGAGTATTAGAAGATAACCATCGTCACGTAGCAATAGATGAGGTATTTGAATTACTAAACGGAATGTAAATTTTCCATACTTTCTTCATATTTATATAGGAACAACCTAATTCAATTAAAAATGGCAAACATTCCTATATGGCCCGGCTCATCCTCTTTTGATGCATCATTAACACCCTTTTCGTTTTATGATACAGACAATGAATTTACTTCATCAGCAGTACAAACAGCAGATTGGTGTGCTAAACGTTTAGGATACCCATTAGTAGATGTTGAATTACAAGCAGTTAACTTTTTTACATGTTTTGAAGAAGCAACTAATGAGTATGGTGCGCAATTATATAATTTTCAAATAATAAATAACTTTCAATCTTTAGAAGGCAATTCAACAGGGTCTAATTTTAATAATAAATTAATTACTCCTAATATGGGGGGTACAATTAATGTGTCTGAACAATATGGTAGTGAAGTAGATGGTGGGGGTGGAGATTACGAAATACAAAGAGGATCTATAAATGTAACTAGAGGAGTACAAAAATATGACATATTAACATCAACTAGTTCTTCACTTAGTGGATCAGAAGCTATCTATATAAAAAAGGTAATGCATTACCAACCAGCAGCAATTAATAGATATTTTGACCCTTATGCGGGTACTGGTACAGGTATACAATCATTAATGCAATCTTTTGGATTTGGTAATTATTCACCTGGTGTAAACTTTATGTTAATGCCTTTAAGTTTTGATTTACAAAAACTACAAGCAATTGAATTAAATGATACAATTAGAAAATCAGGATATCATTTTAATGTAGAAAATAATAGATATTTAAAATTATTCCCCATACCTAACAAAGATTATACTTTACATTTTGAATATGTAGTACAATCAGTAGCAAATAATCCTGTAAAAAATATATCTCCTAACTTAATAACAGATATATCAAATGTTCCTTACACTAATCCAACATATTCTTTTATTAATGAACCAGGAAGACAATGGATAAGAAGATATGCTTTAGCATTAGCAAAAGAAATGTTAGGAAGTATAAGAGGTAAATATGGTACAATACCAATTCCTGGATCTGACACAACATTAGACCATACAAGATTATTAGCTGAAGCTAAAGAAGAAAAAGCAACATTAATAACTGAATTAAAAGAATTACTTGAAGAAACTACAAGATTAAAACAACTTGAAAGAAAAAATCAAGAAGCACAACAAACACAAGAAACATATTATAAAATACCTTACCACATTTATATAGGATAATGATAAAATTAAAAGACATACTATCTGAAGTAATGAATACTTACCAAGTACAGGCATCTCTTATGTCTGATAGAAAAGTATCAATTACTAGTATATTAGACCAAATTAGGGGGTTAGAAAAAGTAACAATTGTAAATAACATTACTCCTGAAGATTATAAACAAAAAGAAAATATTGAATTTACAAGAGTAAAAATAAAATTTGTATCTAGAACTGACCCTAAACAAGATTTAGAAACAATGAAAAAATCTATGATGACTTCTGACCTTAAAACAACAGACATGAGAATAGATGGGTTAAAAAATGTAGTATTTAAACCAGAAACTTTAACTAGGATATAATGGCATTATTTGGAGGATCACGAGACATATCATTATTTCACAAACTAAACAAAGAACTTCTTAACGATATTATTCAAACAGAAGTTGGATATTATAAGTTTGCTCTTGAACGCACAACAGCTAATGTTTATGGGGAATCTATGGGTAAAATGTTTTATGAACCCGTAAGAATCGCGTGTTTAATCGATAGAAAAGATCAGGCTTGGTCGTCCAATGACTTCGGGTCTGACGTTGATCAAACCGTTGGTTATCAGTTTTTAAAAGAAGAATTAAGAAACTTAAATTTAATACCTGAAGTGGGAGATTTATTACTTTTTAGAAATAATTTTTATGAAGTAGATTCAAAAATAGAAAACCAATTAATTATGGGTAGAGACCCAGATTACGCTATATCAACGGGAACAGTAGATTTTGGAGACAGTTTTTCAATAATTGTAAATACCCATTTATCATTAGTAGAAAAATTAAATTTAATACCTTTAAGAGGAGGGAAATACCCAACAACAAATAAAGTAACAGACGGAACAGTTAACCCATTATAATGGCTGATTTTAATAGACCTATACCGCAAAGAAGAAATGATAAATTAAGAAATAATTTATTGGCTCCTAACGTTGAAAAACCAGCAGCAGTTGATCCTGCTAAACCTAGTTTTCCAGTAGAAGATGTGGTGCCTAATAATATCCAACCACAAAAAAGCACAACTACTAAAAAACCCTCTAATAGAGGAAATATAACAAGAAGGGATGATGATAATATAAAAGATGTTTCTATAGGTTTACAAGACCATGATGAAGCTATAAATTATTATTTTCACAATGTTATAAAACCCTCAGTAATTAATAATGGAGATAGAGTAAGTGTTCCTTTAGTTTATGGTAATCCTGAAAGATGGAAAGGAGTTCAACGAGATGGATACTTTAGAGACAAAGAAGGAAAAATTCAAGCACCTATCATAATGTTTAAAAGAGATAGTGTTGAAAAGAGAAGAGATTTAGGTAATAAAATGGATGCTAATAATCCCCATCTTTATCAAACATTCCAAGTAAAATATACAAAAAGAAACCAATATGATAATTTTTCACTATTACAGAATAGAGCTCCACAAAGAGAATTCCATAATGTAATCATTCCTGATTATGTTAGGTTAAAATATTCATTTATTATATGGACAGATTATGTAGCTCAAAATAATAAAATAGTAGAAGCTATAAATTATTCTTCTGATGCTTATTGGGGTGATCCTGAAAGATTTAAATTTATGGCAAGAATAGATACATTTGCTAATAATGTAGAAGTATCACAAGGAACTAACAGAATGGTTAAAACAACCTTTGGTTTAGATTTACAAGGATATATTATACCAGATGCTATGAGTACTAAATTAGCATCACAACCACAAAAACACTTTAGTAAATCAACAGTTAAATTTACTACTGAAACAGTAAGTACATTTGACAAACCAAGAACAAGAGAAGAAATAAGAGAATTAGTAGGAGCACAAAATATACAACAAGAAATAACAGGAGTTGGATATCAAACAATAGGACAAAATAATATAATAGCATAATGGCAAAACAAAATAAAAAAACATTAAAGGGATACTTTGAAACAGGTGATGTACCTAATCAAACACAATACCAACATTTAATAGACTCACAATTAAATTTAGCAGAAACAGGAACTCAAATACTTGTAGGTACTTTAAGTTCTTCTTTTTTAGAAGTAGAAAACCACATAACAGCCTCAGGCAACATAAGTGCAAGTGGAAATATAATTACAACAAACATAACATCCTCGGGCAATATAAGTGCAAGTGGTACTATTATAGCTAATAAAATAGAATCAGATCAATTATTTAGTCGTGTAGGAGATGCAAACACTGGAATACAACTTGCATCTGATACAGTAGTAATTGAAGGTAATGACGTAATAATAGCTAAATTTAATACGTCTAAAATTGCATTAAATTTACCTATAACAGCCTCAGGTAACATAAGTTCAAGTGGTACTGTGACGGCAGCGAATATGACAACTGTAGGAAGACTTTATTTTGAGGGATTTGGGGGTTCAAATATACATTTTACAAAAGCTGGTAACAATTTAGCGTTAGCTAATGGTGGTTTTACTACAAGTGAAATAACAGCCTCAGGTAATATAAGTTCAAGTGGAAATGTATTAGCCAATAATGCAACTATAGTTGAACAACTTGACATGACTAGTGCTACTAATGCAAAATTTAACATGTATCAAGAATCATCTTTAAACACAAGCTTTCAATCAAGGGGAAATATAAATTCTTTTATAGAAGCAGGAAACAGTACAGCCAATTTAGGTGTTGGAACATCTACACCAGCAGAAAAATTAACAGTACATGGTAATATAAGTGGAAGTGGTAATCTTCAAATAGATGGTGATCAAGTAGATTTTACAAATTTACCAACATCAGATCCTAACATAGCTGGTAGATTATTTAGAGACGGAACAGATCTTAAAATTTCAGTAGGATAATAGATGGGTACACCAATAAAATGGGAAGACGCAAATTTTAGTTTTTCTAACAATCTCTTTACATGGGAAGAAGTAGAATTAGTTAGAGAAGTTATAAGTGGAGCTATAGAAGACCAAGTCTGGAATCAATTTGATACAGATAAGAAAAAACGTCTTGTAAAACTCATTTGTAAAGTTCAAGGTAAAACTATTAAAGAAGAAAAACAAATCCAAAATTATAAAATAAAAGTATCAGACATTAAATTATTAGCTGAAAAAGTATTAGGCATTGAAGTATTAACAGAAAATGTCAAGTTTTAATAATTATTTTATATTTATAAC